TGGCCAAGGGCGGGGTCGGCGGCGGGGCCGGGGGCCAGAGCGGACAGGTCGGCTGGGCCGCGGGTGGGAATCCCCAGGCCGGATCCACCCCGGCGACGGTCCCCCAGACGGGCTTCGTCGGGATGAACGGCCTCATCTACAGCACCTCGGCCGGTGGCCTCGGCTTCCCCGGGATCGGGGCCGGCTCGGTCCTCGGCTGTCCGGCCCCCCGGGCCTCGATCAACGTCGTCCCCTCCGCCCCGGCGGGCTTCGGGGCCGGGGGGACCTCCGGGACGGCGGACAACACGAGCATCACGGGCGGCCCGGGTGGGCCCGGCGCCATCATCGTCGACGAGTGGACCTGAGCGGAGGGAAAGAACACCATGGCATCATACGGAGTCTCCATCGTCCTCCCCCTCCCGACGGCCGGACAGGTCAGCTGGGACGGGCCCCTGAACGACCTCCTCCAGCAGGTCATCGACGTCCTCGCCCAGCGGGTGACGGTCGACGGACTGAACGTCTCCGCGGCCCTCGACATGCAGGGCCACGCCCTGGTCGACGCCACGGCCATCGAGTTCGTCACGAACGGTGACCCGGGGGTCGCCAACAGCATCTACTACAGCGCCGGCGGGGAGCTCTTCGTCCGGGACGGCTCCAACCGGGCGGTCCAGCTGACCTCCGGGGGCGTAGTCAACGTGGCGGGCTCCGGCGGCTTCGGCGGGGACTACGCCTCCTCGAACCAGAACGGGGCGAGCTTCTCGAACTCCACGGGGGCCTTCACGTTCACCACGACCGGCGGCACGACCTATGCCACCGTCGAGCACGGGGAGCTGAAGGTCCACGCGGGGTCCTCGGCGAACTCCGTCGGGCTCAAGGTCCCGTCGTCCCTGACGACCTATGAGCTCACGCTCCCCGGGGCCCTCCCGGCGGGCCAGCAGTCGCTGGTGACCTGCGACATCACGGGCGGCCTGAACTACCGGCTCAGCGCCTCGTTCACCGAGTCGGTCCCAGTCTCGAACGGGACCCCCGTGGTCTCCGCCGGCGGCCTCAGCTACTCCCAGCTCCAGGGCTGGTCATTCGGCACCGGCGACGTCCTCTCGATCGGCATCCCATACACCGTCGGGGACCGGATCGACTCGGTCCTGTTCGGGGCGAACAACCCGGTCACCGGGACGCTCGTCCACGTCTCAGACACGGGTGGGAACGCCGTGATCGCCCGACTCTCCTTCAACAGCGTCTCGGCCGGCCTCCGGACCATGGCGGCCGGGGCCGCGACCCTCACCGGCACCCTCCCATTCACCCCACCCGGGACCGGGAGCCTCCAGCTGAACCTCCAACCGGGGTCCGGGTCCCCGCTCGGGGTCTACTCGGTGTACACCACGGGCATGCGGAAGCTCATCTCCTGATCTGAGGGGACTGGCATTTCGGGTGGTGGCCTGTCACCCCGGCCGGGGGCCGGTGACCCCCTCAGAGAGACGGAGGAGACGATGGCGCTCAGGGAACGATGGATCCCCATCCAATTCGCACACGGGGTGGACACCTCACACAACGAGAAGACCGTCATCCCCGGGACCCTCACCGAGGCCTCGAACTGCGTCTTCACCGAGCAGGTGACCCTCGTCAAGCGCCAGGGCCATGTCACCCTCGGTCGCCGGGTGTCCACCCCCTCGGGGTACTCCCAGCTCTCCGGGGCCCTCGGCCTCGCCTCCCGGACCGATGGGGGCCTCGTCTCCCAGGGCCCCGGTGGGGACCTCGTCCTCGTCTCCCCGACCGACGAGCTCTACTCCTACGACGGGTCGAACGACCAGTGGGTGAGGCGGGGGGACTGGCCCGTCCTCTCCGTGGAGCTCGAGCGGCCGGCCCGGGGTCCCAATGAGGGCTGGGACGCGACCGCCTGCAGCTCGGGCACCGTCCAGCTCTGGGCCTGGGAGGACCTCCGGGGCGGCATCCGCGGTCGGATGCGGAACCTCCGGACGGGGGTCGCCTACGGCCCGGAGTTCCCGATCGGGGGCTCGACCGGCCGTTCGCCCGTGGCCCTGACCGTCGGCCACAGCTTCCACCTCTACTTCGTCAGCGGGACCGCGAACACCCTGAACGTCGGCGTGCTGAACCCTGGGAACCCGACGAGCACCAGCGCCTCGTTCGTCCAGCTCCACTCGGCCCTCAGTCCCACGAACCCCTCGTTCGCCGTGGACACCCTTCCGGCCTGGTCGACGTCCCGGATCGCCATCAGCATCTCGGGGAGCACCCGGCTGGCCGTGGTCCGGGAGGACGGGACGATCGGGACCTCGGGCTCCGCCCCCTCCTGGCCGAATCCTGTGGACTTCGACGTGTCGACGGTCCCCCCGGACGTGGCGGTCTCCCCGGACGGCTCCAAGGTCGCCGTCGTCGTCAAGGGCGACGTGAACCACTCCCGGAACGTCTACGCCCGGGTCTATGACTCGACGGGGTTCGCGGTCCTGAATTCCTCGGTGTCCCTCGACACGGGCTCCGTCGTCATCGCCTCGGACACGACCGTCGACGCGATCGGGGCCACGTTCTATGGCCCGGGCTCGGGGACGTTCCTCGGGGTCTTCACCTCGATGTCGGCCTCGGACCCCTCGCTCCGGATGCTCCGCTTCGGCTCCGTCGACCTCGGGCAACCGACCCCGCGGACCCTCGGGTCCGGGAACCTCGTCCGACACACCGACCTCACGACCAAGCCCTTCAGGCTCGGGGACAATGCCTACGTCTGGGGCACCCAGGTCAGCCCGCGGCAGTCGACGGACTTCCTGGTCCGGCACGATGGGAACGTCGACGCGGTCTCCCGGTACTCCGAGGCCTATCAGGTCGTCTCGGCATCCCTCGGTCGGGTCGAGGTCCGCCATGATGATGTCCAGGGCTGCGTCGCCCGTCGGGCCGTCACCAGCCGGGACCAATTCGTCTCGGTCTCCGGGGGGCTCTCGGCCTTCGGGGACCGCCACCCGGAGCTCATGACCCTGACGTACCACCCGAGCGCCTCCTGGCGGACCGCGGACGTCGGCGGGGTCCTCTACATGCCCGGTGGGTACCTCGGGAAGTACGACGGCTCCTCGGTGACCGAGAACGGGCTGCTCCTCCAGGTCGAGGGCCTCAGCGGCTCCGTCGGCTCGGCGTCACTCGCGGCGGGCCTCGGGGTCCTGCAGTCGGGCTCCCAGTTCGGGACGTTCTCCGGGAACGGGCCGCTCGCCTCCGCCTCGTTCGTCTATGAGGTCCTCCCGGTCGCCTACGACGCGATGGGCAATGAGGAGCAGGGCGGCTGCGTCCAGCTCCTCCAGCTCTACCTGACCTCGAGCATGGTCGGGGTCCAGAACACCGCGTCGCTGACGTGGAACACGATCGCCCACACCCGACGGAACGGGGACGACGCCCCGGACATCCGCTTCAAGGTCTTCCGGACGGGCTTCCTCAACGGCGGGCCCCTGACGACCCGCCAGCGGATCGATGACCCGGCCCACCCCGTCGTGAACCAGACGGGCTCGGACACGGTGACCTTCACGGACAACGTCCCGACGGCGGTCCAGGCCCTCGGGGAGGTCTCCTACACCCAGCTCTCCCCGACCAACGCCCCGACGCCCGCCTGCCAGTTCATGGCCGGGGCCGGGGACCGGCTCTACCTGACGGGACTCGAGGGCCGACCGCTCGACGTCGCCCCCTCCAAGCTGAGGCTCGGGGGTCCTGTCGCCTTCGCGGACGGGGCCTCGTTCTCCGTGGACTCCGACGGCGGGGCGATCACCGGCATCGGGGCCATCGACTCGGACATCGCGGTCTTCAAGTCCACCCGGGTGTTCCACACCGTGGCCGACGGCCCGGACAACACGCTGACGGACGCCACCCCGTACCCCCCACCGCAGCTGATCAGCTCGGACGTCGGGGCGGTCACCCCCTCGGTCATCGTCCCCTCGGCGGGCTCGGACCCCGAGCTCCAGGGCCTGGTCTTCAGGAGCTCCCGGGGGTTCCGGCTCCTCCAGCGCGGGATCACGATGGTCGACATCGGGGCCCGGATGCGGGCCTTCGACGGCCTCCACGTCGTGGCGGGGCTCTCCCCGACGGACTCCGAGGAGGTCCGCTTCTACACCTCCGAGGGGAGCACCCTCGCCATGAACACCCGGTACAACGAGTGGTCGACGTTCCCTGAGCAGGTCTCGGTGGGGGCCTGTAGCTGGCAGGGACACGCGGCGTTCACGGATTCCGACGGACGGGTCCGGGTCGAGAGCCCCGGGACCTGGCTGGACAACGCGAGCCCATACTCGATGCGGATGACGACCGGGTGGCTCCCCCTCCAGGGTCTCCAGGGGCTCTCCCGGGTCCGCCGGCTCCTGGTCCTCGGGGACTTCCATTCGCACCACAGGTTGAGGGTGGAGATGGCGGTGGACTACCGGGACAGCTTCCGGGTGGTCCGGGAGGTGGACACCCGGACGGCCCTCGCCGTCGTGCCCTATGGCGGTCCGTTGACGGGCTCGGCCACGGGCTCGGACGGGTCCTACGGCGTGGGGAACTACGGCGGACTCGACCCGGTCTACCAATTCGAGTTCCGGCTCCCGATCGAGCGGTTCCAGACCGTCCGCTTCCGGTTCTCGGACGTGGACCAGGCCACGTCGGGTTCCGCGGAGGACGGCCGGTCGTTCTCCCTCACTGAGATGCGGCTGCTGGTCGCCACGGACACGGCCAGGCCCGGCCTGGCGACACGGAAGGTCCGCGGCTGAGAGGCCGATGACCCGTCGGGACACCTACTCAGGAGGGCAACATGGGATTCCTATCAGACGTCGGCGACTTCTTCGGCGGGTCCGCCGCCCAGAAGTACGACCCAAACTCGGACCAGGCCAAGGCGGCCCGGACGCTGGGCGGTCCGCAGCACACCTATGACGTGAGTGCCACCCAGGCCGCGGGAGCCCGCTCGGGCCCGACGGACATGACGAACGTCGCGGGCTCCCGGGTCCAGCAGCAGGGCCTCCTGGGGGACCTCGGCTCCGCCGCCTCGGGGAACGGTCCCTCCGCGGCGGTCCAGGCCGGGAACGCCCAGCGGGACGCGAACCTCGCCCAGGCGGCGGCCCTGCAGGGAGGTCGACGTGGGCAGGGGGCCGGGGTCGGCATCCGGGTCGCCGGGAACCAGGTCGTCGCCGGGAACCAGCAGGCCTCCCAGGCCCAGGCCGCGGGCCAGGCCAATGAGATGGCCACCGCCCGCGGGCAGCAGGTGGGCCTGCTCGGCCAGGTCGCGGGGAATGACCTCAACGCCGCGAACATGGCCCAACAGAACTCCCAGTTCAACGCGAACCTCGGACAGGGGAACTCCCAGTTCAACGCGGGGCTGGCCCAGAACGCGGCGCTACAGAACCAGCAGGCCCAGCTCGGGATCTCCAACGCCGAGCTCCAACAGCGGGCCCGCCAGGAGGGCCTGAGCTACAGCAACCTCCAACCGGGTTCACCGGGCCTGATCCAGGGGGCGATGTCGGCGATCTCCGACCCCTCCGCCAAGGAGGACCGCCACCGGGTCGATGGGACCTACGGCCGGGCCCTCAGCCCGGTGGACGCGAAGACGGACATCCGACCGGCGACCATGGGACTCCCCCAGCTCGGGGGCGGCCAGGGTCCCGACCCCTTCGCGGCCCACCCGGGAACGATCGGACCGAACTCCCGGGAGGCCCCGAACTGGTACGTGACCTCCCCCTCGAGCTTCGGGGACGTCCTCGGTCGGGTCGGCATGTCCGTCCTGATGTCAAAGGGCCTCGAGTCCCTCGGGAAGGGCAAGTCGGACGCGGCGTCCGGGGCCGATGGGTCCGCGGGGGCATCGTCGTCCGGGTTCCTCGGGGGACTCATGGGACTCCTCGGTGGGGGCGGTGGGGGTGCCGCGGCGGGAGGGGCGGCCCTCTCCGACCCCCGCTCCAAGGAGGACGTCCGCCCGGTCTCCAAGGTGGCGGCCCGGGAGATGTTCGAGGAGGCCCCGGCCTACAGCTACTTCTACAAGCCCGATGCCCGGGACGTCGGGGCCCCCGAGGGCCGGCAGGTCTCCGTCATGTGGGACGACCTCCAGCGGACCCCCGCCGGGAGGCGGATGGACGGCGGTCGGGAGCCCGAGACCGGCTACCACACGGTGGACTACCTGAAGGGCCTCCCGGCGGCCTTCGCCTCCCTCAGCGACCTCAATGACCGGATGTCCCGCCTCGAGGGTGGGAACGGGAAGGGCAGGCGCTGATGCCGGAGTCCACCACGACGGATCCCAAGTCCCTGACCGCGGACCAGTGGCTCCGGAGGCTGCTACACGCCCAGGGCCTGATCCCCGATGACGGTGGGGGTGCCAAGGCCCCCGCCCCGACCCCGCCGGTCTCAGACGAGCTGGCGGGCTCTCCGGCCTACGCGGACTCCCGCGGCCCGGCCGTCGATCCCCGGACCGGGCAGGCCCGCCAGTATGCCGATGTCCTCGCGGCCCAGGGGCAGGCATCACCCCAACCCCCGGTCACCGTGAACGTGGTCTCCCCACCATCACCGCCCGGTCCGAGCCCCGATGCCACCAGCGGCGCCGGCCCGATCGTCCCCCAGGACACCTCTCCGGGGACGCCGGTCCCCCTGGGCAACCCTCCGGTGCCTCAGGCACCTGGCGACCAGGCCACGCAACCAAACACCTCCCAGACCATCCAGGCCCCCTCGGGAGACGTCGTCCCCCCGCAGTACCAGGACACGACGCTCGGCCGCCTGTTGCGCGCCCAGGGGATCGTCCCGAACCCCGGGATCTCCCCGCTCCCCCCGACCCGACTGGAGGCCCACATGGCCACCCGTCCGGAGGACCAGCAGCTGGCGTACCGGAACACGGACATCGGTCGACGGGGCAACGACTCCGTGAGGCCGGGGACCGTCGATGATGAGATCCTCGCCCACGACCTGGACACCACGACCTGGAGTCCCCCGGCGGCACCCCCACCCGGCCTCACATCCACCCAGGGGACCGGTCCCGATGCCACGACCCTCCGGCCCGGGCAGTACTTCGATGCCAGCGGCGGGGTGGTCTACCGCACCGGTGACCCCGACCGGGACGCCCGGCTGCAGGCTGATGAGGCCCGGGCCCAGGCGAGGATCACAGGGTCTCCGGGTCACCGCGGGTTCGTCGGCTCGACGTTCGAGGGCCCTGAGACCCGGAACAAGACGGCCAAGGAGATCGAGGCCGAGCGTGGCGGACAGGTCAACGGCGTCAGGGACTTGGCCCAGGCGGCGGCCGGGATGCCCGGGGAGACGGTCCAAGTCGAGTCCACCAGGCCGGACCCGATGGCGATCGATGCCCTGACGCGGCGGTATGCCGTCGATGCGATCGACCGGGCCGGGCCCGTGACCCGCTACGACGCCCAGGGGAACGCCCTCCCGCCGTCCGAGGAGGACCTGGCCTACCAGCAGTCGATGGCGATGGACCAGACGTTCCAGGACCGGGTCGAGGCGATGGCCCGGGAGCGGGCGGTCGAGGAGGAGCGGGCCCGCCAGCGGCTCCCCCATCAGGAGCAGCTCACGGCCCTGACGGACGACGTGACCGCCGAGCAGGCCCGGGCGCTCTCCAAATACGTCGCGATGCGGCGGGACTTCTGGGACAAGGCCCGTCGGGCCCAGGCCCGGGCGGACGCCGCCTATCCGAACCCCGACGACCTCCTCGGTGGCCGGGGCTCCTGGGGCCGGGCGTTGGCCCTTGGGATCGCGGCCGGTGGGGGCCCGACCGGGGCGGCCCTCGTGAACAACGCCCTCGAGATGCAGGCGGCCGGCCAGGGCGCCCGATACAACCGGGAGCGCCAGCGGGCCTCCGACGCCCTCGGGAACGCCGAGGAGGCCGGACGGGAGGCCGGATTCGAGACCCAGACCTCCAACGCGATCCTCGCGGCGGCCAAGGAACGGGTCGCCTCCCAGTTCGACACGATCGCCGCCCAGACGGCGGACCAGGCGCTGCAGGCGAAGTACCAGTCGATGGCCGCGGACATCCGGGCCTCATACACCAAGGACCTCGGGTCCCTGGCGACCCAGATGGCGAACCGGGACCTCAGGGAGTCCCAGCTGGCCATGAAGGGGATGCACTACGACTCCAAGCTCCACCGCTGGGTCTCGATGTTCGGGGACAACGGAGGTGGGGGCGCTGGTGGGCCGGGAGGTCCTCCCGGCGGCGTGGTGGCCTCCCCGACGAACCCCTTCGGGAAGTCCGGCGTCCGGGAGCCCGACCGCGGTGGGAGGCCGGGAGGGTACTGGCAGGCGAAGGACGAGGACTCCGCGAAGAAGGCCACCGAGGCCGGGGAGGAGTACATCCGACTCGATGACTCACTGAACGACATGCAGGTCATCGCGAGGGAGGTCCAGGGGGCCAAGAGCCTCGGCGGACAGGCCTGGGACAGGTGGAAGTCCGAGAACGACGCACGCTACAAGAACGCCCTGATCAATGGCGCCCAGGTCGCCGCCCGGGTCCTCCACGGACGTCCCCCGGGGAAGTTCACCATGCAGGAGGTCCAGGAGGAGTTCCCGGACCTGGCGAGGATGTGGGAGGCGAACAACGTCGAGGGCGTCATCCGCTCCCTCCGGGACACCAGCGACCGCCAGTACAACAAGGCCATGCACCAGTACGGCTACAACGGGACCTATAGGAGCGACCGCCCGACGACCGCCGAGCCGGGAAACGTGAACATATACGCCCGGGACATCGTGGGGGACTACGTCAAGGGCGGGAGCCAGGGCGCGGACTTCGTCCATAATGCCGTCGGCGGCGGGTCAGACCCCACCGACCGGGGGGCGCTCGGAAAGTATGTCACGAGCTACCTCGACAACAACATCGGGGACACGAACGCCCTGGTGGAGTCCCTGAAGACGATCATGACCAAGGCCCTCGGCAACAGGCTGAAGGCCACCCAGGCCGGGGACCGGAAGGGCGCCAACGCCTTCCAGGTGATCGCCGACGCGATCAAGTCCCAGATCGCGGAGGTCCGGTCCAAGAAGACCCAGACGGACCGGGAGCGGGCCTCGATGAAGTCCACCGTGGACGCCGCCCAGGACCCACTCAGGAACCCGACCGTCTTCCCGTGAACTGACCGAGGAGCCCCATGGGACAGCTACGCGACAGGAAGACCGGACAGACCTACGACGTCTCAGACGCCGATGCCGTGGCCATGGCCCGGGGGAACCCGGACCTCGAGGTCCTCGGTGACGTCGCGGTGGCCCCCCGGACGGGATTCACCGGTGGGGCGGTCTCCGCCGACCCCAACGCCCGGGCGCTGACCCCGGCCGAGTCCGGGGAGTATGAGCATCGGGTCCACGGGGAGCTCGTCCATGACACGCTGGGCTCCCGCGTCCGCTCGACCCTCGGTGGGGCCGCGGACGCCCTCTCCCTCGGGTTCGCCAACCCGTGGCAGGAGGACCAGGAGTTCCATCCGAACTACGCGACCGGTGGTCGGATCGGGGGCATCGCGGCCACGCTGCTGGTCCCCGGGGCCGGGGAGGCCGAATTGGCCCGGGCCGGGGAGACCGCCGGAAGGGGACTCCTCTCCGGGCTCCGGGAGTCCCGCCTGGCCCAGGCCGTCGGACGGGCCGCGGAATACACACCGCTCGGCCAGGCCACGAGGCTTGGGGAGGCCGCCGGGGACCTCATCGGGGGGACCGGGGTCCTCTCCCGGGTCGGTCGCTCCGCGGCCATCGGGGCCACGGGTGGCGGGGCGATCGGTCTGGGCACCGAGCTCTCCCACCAGATGCTCGACCCGGACGCCGGCTTCAGCGGGGAGAACCTCCTGGGCTCGACCCTCGCCGGGGCCGTCGGCGGGGGTCTCCTCGGTGGACTGGGCTCCGCGGCCTCGGAGGGACTGACGGCCCTCGGGGAGCGGCTCGGACGGCGGACGACGTCGCTGGCGTCCGAGGGACTCACCCCGACGGAGTTCTCCGAGCGGGCCTCGGCCCGGACGCCCCGTCCATACGATGAGGCCGCGGACCCCACCCCCGGTGGGAGGCCCCCACTGGCCCCAATGCTCTCGGACCCCCGGAACGCCACCATGATCGACGCGGTGGGCTCCCGGACCCGGGACCTGGAGTCCCTGGGGCGCACCCTCGAGTCCCTCTCAGACGCCCCCGTCCTCGCCGACCGCGGTGGGCTCTCCGCGGCCTACCTCCGGGAGGCCCAGGGGACGGTCCAGCGGGAGCTGGCGGGCCTCCGCTCGCTCTCCCGCTTCGGGGACGCCCCGCTCTCCCGGCTGGCGGAGGACGCCCACACCAATGACCTCGTCGGGAGCCGGCTCTCGGAGGTCACAGACCGCCTCCCGCCCCGCTGGGGCGACGCGGAGCTCCGGGCCCAGACGATCGCCACCCGGGACAAGGCCCTCGACGAGCTCGAAGCGAGGAGGGCCCGGGGTCTCCCGGTCTCCCAGGCCGAGGAGGACGCCGTGAGGTACTCCGCCCAGCTCTCGGTGGGGAAGGCCCCGGCGGACCAGGCAGACGTCGCGGGCTCGCTGTTGGGTCGGATGGCCCGCTCCCTGGTCGATCGGGTCCCCGGCGGTCGACTCCTCTCCTCGGGACTCGGGGCGGCCACCGGTGTGGGTGTGGCCGAACACATCATCTCCCATGGGATCGCGGGCATCGTCGGCCACGCCGTCCTCCCCGCGGTCGCGGCGGGGGTCGGGGCCAAGGTGGTCCAGGCGGCCTTCCGGGACCCCCACGTCGGGGGACTGATCGCGGCCAACGTCCCCGCGGTCCTGAATTCCACGGGGGTCCTCCGGGGCTCGCCCCCGCCGTCCTCCACGGACCCCCGGCGGGCGCTGAGGGAGCTCGCGGACCGGACCAGGTCCGTCACCCCAGGGCAGGCCTCGGGTGCCGCCGTCGCCTCCCTGGCCCACGTGGCGGGGTCATCGCCGCTGGCCCTCGCCGCGGCCGGCCAGGCGGCCGCCAACCGCCACTCCCAGCTCCTGGCCCTCCTCGATCGGGTCGACCCCCGGGCGACCACGGCGGGCCAACAGGCCCTCGGCCGGCCGCTCCCCTCCGTCGCCGCGGCCCGGGAGGTCGCGGACCTGGTCCGGATGGCCGGGAGCCCGACGAACTTCGTGGTGGCGGGCCTCCACGGACGCCTGACGCCCGGGATGATGGCCAAGGCCGGGACGCTCTGGCCGGCCACCGTCTCCCGGGCCCGGGCGGAGCTCACCTCCCGGCTCTCGGAGCCCGGGGCGGGCGACCGCCTCACCCCGACCCAACGGCGGACCGTCGAGGCGATCCTCGGTCCGGACGTGGTCGGTCCCGGACGCTCGGGTGCCTACTCCTCGGCGATGGCGGCCTCCGCCGCCCGGGCGGTGACCCCGGCCGCCGGTCCCGGAACGACCGCCCCGCCCCACGTCCCCGCGAGGCCTCCCGCCCCGACCCCCGCGGTCCGGGCGGCGAACCCCGGGGCCTATCGGTAGCCGATCGACGTGGGCCCCTAGCTAGTCAGCACGACACGGACACGTTACGAGCGGAGGACACGATGGCGGTACCGAACGACAACCAGTGGCAGCGGAAGACGATCCCGGCGACGGGGACCGGCAGCTACTTCTTCACGGACGTGGCGACGCCGTACATGGCCGTCCAGACCGTCCCGGTCCTCGGGACCACGGACGTCCAGGCCCCGATCCTCTTCTGGTCCAACGTGGGCCCCAAGGACTGGGACGCGAGCATCCCGGGCGACGCGAATACCCCCGTGACCTCCTCCCAACACGCCTACGTCTGGGCCCAGGACCTGGCCTTCAGTGGGACGATCGTCCCCGCCTCGTCCTTCGTGACCTCCTCGCTCTATAACCTCGGCAACGTCGGGGCCCGGGCGATGAAGGTGCTGGTCCCCTCGGTGGCCGGCGGCGACGTCGTCGTCCAGATCAACCGGAAGGGCTGATGCAGGGCCTCCGCCAGGGGCTCCAGCAGGGGACCCGCCAGGCCACCAGGCAGGGACTGGCCGGGGACTTCCTCAGCAACCACGCTGTCGCGGCCCAGGGGCTCGTGGCGGGGATCTCGGCCTCGGTCTCGTCGGTGAACACCGCGACGGGGTATGCCTACGGCGCCCTCGTGCGGAACTCCTTCACCGTCGACGTCGCCAATGTCACTGGGTTGCTCACCCTCCCGGTGAGCTCGTCCTTCGTCTCCTCCAACACCTCCGGCGGTTGGACCGTCGTGAACAACGGCGACGGCACGGTCTCAATCACGACGTCGTCGCTGGCCCGGAACGCCCTGGCGCCGACCGTGACGGTCAACGTGACCTCCCCCACGAGCATCATCGGAGGGACCGCCCTCACCGCGACATTCGCGGCCTCGGGGGTCCTGGCCCCGGTCTCGACCGCGACCAAGGCCATCACGCTGAAGACCATCGCCGAGACCGACGGGACCTCCCTCAAGTACGTCCCGATGACGAACGCGGAGTGGACGTCCCTCGGCATCACCGCCCCGACGTCCATCTGGCCCCTCCAGGAGCTCACGGGGACCCTCGGGGACCAGAACGGCGTCCTGAACCTCTCCCCCTCCGGGTCCCTGGTCGCCTACCAGCGCCTCGTCCCGGGATGGTCCCAGGTCGGCGTCGGGAACACGGCCACGGGCCTCGGGAAGGTCGGCGGCTTCTTCAACACGGCCCAGGCCGTGGCCTTCGACCAACCGGGCTCGTCCGTGGCGTTCCTCTCCTACCTCCAGCTGAACGCCGTCAACGCGACGGCCGCCTCCACCTGCATCGAGCTCTCGAGCTCCGTCCTCGTGGGAGGGACGGTCAACGCCCCCACGCCGCACCTCCGGTCATCGGGCGGGCAGATGACCGAGGGCCTCCTCCCGGTCACGGGCTCGGTCCACCCCTTCGTCCTCGTCTGGGACCGGACCCACCGCACGACCGACGCGTACACCGACGGGGACCACATGGTCGGGACCTTCGCGGACCTCACGGGGACCGGCATCGCGATCGGCCCGGTCTTCGGGGCCCTCGCCGGCGGCTCGATGGTGGACTCCACCCACGTCTTCGCCGCCGCCTGGACGGGCTCGATCGCCGAGACCATGTCCACGAATGCCGTCCGCTCGATGCTGACCCAGCTCGGATGGAAGGTCACCGCCTGGTGAATGGGAGTACCGCATGCCGCTGACGAACGAGGAGCTGAACGTCTCCCTGGTGAGGATCGAGGGCCGCTTCGAGCGGGTCGAGGCCCTGATGGAGGACGTCTCCCACGCCCTGACGGGCAACGGCCGACCGGGCCTGATCGAGGCCGCCGTCCGCCTGGACGAGCGGGTCTCGGCGATCGAGGGGGCCCGCTCCGCGGAGACCGCCCACCGCGCCATGCCCCGCTCGGTCTGGGTCCCCCTCCTCCTCAGCACCCTCCTGGGCCTCGCGGGGCTCGTGACCTCCGTGGCCACGGCGCTCGCGTCATCGCCCAAATAAAGGGCCGGAGGCCGCGGGGGCATCTCCCCTCAGAGCAGAGGCTCGAGCCGGTAGGTCGCCTCCGACCCATCGCCCCCGACCATCCGCCACGGCCGGCCCTCCTCGAGCCACTCCACGAGCGCCTGCTCCGGGGGCACGGGACACCCGAGGTGGACGGCGTCGGCCACCGCCAGGCCGTGGGCCACGGACAACGTGCTGACGTAGACGTCGGGGACCCCCGTCCGGGTGCGGACCACGATGGCGGTCATCGGAAAGACTCCACGTACTCCAGGGCACGGTCAGTCCATCCGGGAACCTTGTCTATACGTCCGAGTGCGGTATTACATGCCGGACATAACAGGCCCCTGACGACATTCCTCTCATGGCAATGATCGACAAACACGGCCTTTTCTGGACAGAGCCTGCACCTGCCCTCCTGTGATTCCAGCATTCTCAGATATTCCCTGTGCGTCATGCCATATCGCATGAGACGGTGCAGACGAGGTCCTCTCTCAGACTCACTGGTAGGATTGCCAAGACACTCAGAGCAAAACCTCGTCTTCCCACACCTGTTCACCACGTAGTCCTGCCCGCAGGAATCACAAGCGATCCTGGAATAGACCCGTCCGCCACTGACAACCAGCAACCGTCCAAACATCTTTGGACGTAGACGCATCTGATGTCGTAGGACGCTCCTCAATGAGCGAACGTCAGTGCATATCGTGTCCATCCTCTTGTTTCTAATGGAGGGAGACGGCGGCATTTATCTCCCTCAGCTCATCCGAGGATATCTCTTGGGTGATCGGGTATGTGACTCTCATCAGTGAAATCCCAGTGAGCGGGAACTGTCTGACCCCATTGGCCTGGGGGTCAAAACCAATCACAAAGACATCACCAGACACTCGCTTATATGAGACGTTCTCCAACCTCCGCTCGACGTACCCGGTCTTTCCGTCCGCCTTGACCCCCGTCACCTCCACGGTGGACCCGCTGAGGGCCGAGAGGGTGGGATGTAAGAGATGATCGGTGGCGAGGGGTACCGTCCGGTCTCCGATGGTGAGCTTCATGGGCGTCTTCTCCGTGGTTCCTGAATTCCTTTTACTGCCCTAACTTCTTGAATTCATTATATAACTTCCACATGACGATGTACCTAAGGTTTTTCCCTAGGAATACGCCGTGCGGATGGACCCCTACCCATCCCGGTGAACCCCATCAGTCCCCGCTTCGACGCCGACCTCTTCGCCGCCACCTGGGAGGCCTGCGACTCGGTCTCGGAGGTGGCCGACCGCCTCGACATCCCGTATGCCACGGCACGATCAAGGGCCGGACGCCTGCGGGACCTCGGGGTGTCGCTGAGGGCCTACCGGTGCGGTCCGCGGGGTGGGACCCCGGTCAGGTCCGGCCCCGTGAGGCGGGGCCAGCAGACGCCCGCGGAGCTCGGGATCGACCCCGCCGAGCTGAGGGGGCTGGTGGAGGCCTACCGGACGTCCCGGCCGTACTCGAGGCCATCGGAGTCGGTGGCAGGGGGACCGGATTCCTCTGAGATGTGACCCCCGTTGGGGATCGGTGGATGGGTCACGGGAGTGACCGGCCTCGTCTCAGATGAGGGGATGGACCAGTGGTCGGCTGCATTCGTCCAGGTGACCGAGACGGATGGATGTCCGGCAAAGTCATCTGAGACCAGGCCGAGGTACCTGTCCAGGGCAGCCCGTGAGTCCGGGCAGTCACGGAACCACTCTCCCCAGAGGTGATGTCCCTCAAGCATCGCATGTACCCTCTTCTCAACACGTCGCATCTGTCCATGGTTGAACCCGACGACATCCAGGTGACAGACGAGCGTCAGGCGGACCGGCGAATTCAATTGATGCTGTCGGAGCCTATCAGAGGCATCCATGGACATCCCGACCTTGATGGAATCACCGACCACCGGCATGATCACATAGAGCGATTGTACCCCGCTCGATGTATGCGCTCGAAGCCTCGATACCATGGCATGGGACACCCCGACCCGCCTGGCGATCTCCCGCTCAGAGAGCAGCTCCGAACCGGGTCTCGACAGCTCCTCAAGGACGTCCCTCCTCTTCATCTCATTCGACCTGGCTGTCCTCACTTGACACTGGCCTCGAACCCCAGCCGCTGCCTGATCAGCCGGGCCACTGAGATCCCGAGGAGCCTCGCCTTCCGTCGGAGCTGTAACTGTTCGTCCGCCGTCACCGTGATCGCCCACCGGGCGGGCTTGCCGCCTACCGTATATCCGCTGTTCCTCTTCTTCATACGGATAACTATGCACCCGATGTCTTTTTAACCAGATGTGTATGTGAGTGCCTAACTAATCAGGACATGCCGGTCATCGACACCAAGCAGGGAGCAGAGGGGGAGCAGATGTTCCCGATATCCCTCATCAGGGGGTTCTCCCCATGTGGTACGGAGAGGGTCCCCCTCTCCTCCCTGGTGAAGCTCGCCGGGGCCCGACGCTGGAGCCACATCAGCTGGGGTCCCGACGCCGACGGTAGGGTCAAGAGGCGGAAGGCCCTGTTCGCCGGGTCCTCCCTGATCGTGGTGGACCTCGACGCCCCGAAGGACGGTCCACCGATCGACCTCGACCGCGTCCTCTCCCTCATCGGGGAGCACCGGCTCCGGGGGTTCCTCCTGAACGGCCGGCGGCTGGGGAACTACACCCTCGTCATCGTCCCGGAGAGGCCGATGACCACGGAGCCCATGCATCGGGCCACCCACCTCCACTGGTGCGGGGTCTTCGGTGGCGACCGGGCGGTCTGCGACGCCGTGGACTTCCTCAAGGCACGACGGAAGAGAGGGAACCCTCTCTCCGGTAGGGTCCTCTGGTCGGACCTGACGGCCGGCGTGCCGGCCGTCGTCCTCAACTACGTCTCCCCCGTGTGCAGAGAGCCGCCCGCTGGTATACGGAAAAGAGGACAGGAGGGTGTGAGTGAGGTAAGTCCTTCAAAACACACGGGCACATCCCAGGACACGGGATCAACCGTCCCCAACTCCGTCTCTCTACGAGAAACACACACCCGCTATGGTATACGGAAACCAGGACAGGAGGAGACCGTCGCTGAGATCGAGTCCTGGCTGTCCCGTCGTCCCCCCGCGGTCTCGGGACGTGGTGGGAATGCCCGGCTCTTCAACACGATGATGAACCTCGGTCGGGTGCTCCATGCCTCAGGCCGGCTGGGGCTCCTCGGCGACCTTATCAAGCGGTGCTATAATCCGAGGTGCATGCCGCCGTGGCCCGACTCCGACATCGACCGCCAGGTGAGGAACGTCGAGAGGTATGCCACCGGATGGGACCCCGCCGAGGCGGGGGGACTCTCGGAGCATAACAGGTGCACGGCGAAGTTCGAGACCTACCACTGTGCCTGTGGCTGTGGGGTCCAGGTGGACCAGGTCGGCGGACGCGGACGGGTGAAGAGGTATGCCACGTCGGCATGCGCGAAGAGGACCCAGAGGAGAAAGGCCAATCGGAATGAAGGTATACGCGGAGAGGATCACGCTGGCGGACGGTCGCCTACGTCCGTCGGGACCACGATGGTCGCAGTGGACACCGGTCACGGGGGAGTGTCCGGGGTCACAGGTACTCCTCCGGGAGCTGATCGGGATCCTGCCGAGGCTCAGGTGCACGGGGGTCCCGACGGAGTGGACCCGCTACACCGGGACGTCCGGCAGGACGACGGCCGTCGCCTTGGTCACCGTGACGGGGGACCTGGCGATCATCGCGAGGTGTGTGATCACGAACATCCCGGGGCTGTCACGTCGGGAGCGGACGACGCTGGCATACGTCACGACGGACGCCAACCTCCCCCTGAACAGGGAGCCGGACATCCCGGGCGGGGAGCGGTGGGGGGCGGTCCTGGAGGAGGGACACGTCTCCATGCTGGAGCCGGTGGCCTTCGTCAAGAGGGATGGGGAGCTGTCGGAGGCCTTCGCGATCCCGACCAGGGAGGGACACATACCGGTGGTCTTCCGGGCCAAGGCCGGCTCCAAGGTCTACCTCACCGTCCGCGACCGGGTGCATTTCCTCCGGGACTCCTGCTGGATCAATCAGACCCCGTCGTCCGGCGGCTCCTCGAGCTCAGCGGGGCCGGGGATGGTCCCTGACGACCCCAGCCTCAACTGACATGAATTATTTTTTCACACAGTGATCTAAAAAGCACAACAGGCCACTAGTTATCCACATGAGTGAAGATCAGAAGCCGGGGCGTCCAGGCCCCAAGACGAGGAAGGGTCGGACGATGAGGCTGCTCGCCGCCGTGACCGTGGAGGAGTTCGAGGACGTCCTCCTGCGGGCCGCGAAGGTCGGGATGAAGATGCCGGCGTTCATCCGTTCGACGATGGGACTGCGACCGTGAACGAGGGATACATCAGGGAGCTCGCGGCCTCGATCGGCCTGAAGCCACGTGACATCCGCCAGGCGGCCCTCATCGCCGACGAGGCCGAGAGACGTGCTGCCAGGGAGGCCAAGCGGGCCATGGAGAGGGCCAAGAGCCAGGCCAAGGAGGACGCCATCAAGGCCAAGACCCGTCGGTATGTCGAGAGGGCCGCCTGGGTCCTAGTCCAGCGGGACCTCGAGGTCCTCCATCGGTCCCCGGAGTGGACGGCGGTCCATGATCCGGTCAGGGGCATGCGATATGATGATATGCCGGAGGACGTCATCAAGCGCCTCGACGCCATGGATCGGGCCGTCCTGGATCGATACGAGCTCCCCAAGTGAACCCGGTCCCCCTGTTCTACCGGGCACCCTCCACCGGCCTCACCCGCTGGAAGAGGCGGGTCGTCCGTCCGACCTTCGGTCACCACGGCATGGCCCCGGAGCAGGTCCGCCGGGTCTCGGTCGTGGGTACCGGCTCCCCGGAGGCCTCTGACGCCCTGGCACTGGTCACGGCCTCCGGCCTCATCCATGAGGTCCGGTCGGTGGAACCTACCGATGGCTGGGAGCGGGTCTCCCTCCACATCGACGGACAGCCCGCCGTCATGACGGTCTCCTGGCTCACGGACTCGGTCCGCTCGGCCACCTGGGCCATGTCGGTCGCTGAGGCGGTCATCGGGGCGATCCCCCCGGCCCTCGGGGAGTCCTTCGGCGGGGACCCGACCCGGCTGAGGGAGATGTACCGGCGGGTGAGGGACAGGAGGGACCACGAGCCCCACGGGGAGTCTGGGCGCCCCCGTCCGGTCGGGTATGAGTTGGCGGCCATCCGGTACGCCAAGGCCCGCCCAGACAAGGCCGTATGAGGACCGAGTCCCTCACCGGCCATGACCTCCCCGACGGGACCCGGGAGACCGCCATCCCCGGGACAGACGTCGTCTTGGCCACCTGGACCTCCGCCGACGGCCTCCACCGCTGGAGCGCCCGGGACTCCCGCGGCTGGGTCGAGAACGGGACAGAGGGCTCCCCAGGGGAGGCCAATCACTCCGCGGTGCGGTCCGGGATGTCCCGGCTGTCATCGACCATGTTATTTGACATTTGGAACGCACTCAAGACACTCAGGGACAAGAGAGAGACACCATGACAACCACAAACAACACCAGCGCCCCGACCGTCATTGACCCGGGCCTCCAGGCCATCATGGACTTTGAGTTCGTCATCGACGTCCTATTCGATGGCTTCATCGACTACCGGAGCGTGTTGAACCCGTTGTACAATCGGGATGCCCAAGACCAGCGAGTCAGGCAGGCCATCGCGGACCACCTGTCCCGCGTCGTCGACCGCCTGAACACCTCGGAGATCATCACGGCGGTGTCCAAGTGAACATGGACATGGACCTGGTGGACGAGCAGATCAAGGCCCCGGACGACCCCGATCCGGACGCATATGACGACCAGATGTTTCAGGGGTTCCTCGCCGTCCTCCGGCGGATGGAGTCCCGGGCCGACCGACTCGAGCGCTCGATGGCCGATGTCCGTCGACGGGTGGTCGGGACTGATCATGAGATCGGAAAGGTGGATTGAGATGTCGACAGGTTTTGGGTATTCTGAGGCACTGGCCCAAGAGCAGTATATCTGGGAGATGTTTGGTTGCAATGGAGTTGTACCCGAGGAATTCAGGGAGGAATTACGACGTGGGTTTGTTCATTGGATAAACAACTCCATGGGTGCATATCTGAAGTCCCTAGGGCTGACCAGCACCTCACAGCTCGATGCCACTGCATGGATCAAGGACCTCCCGACGGAAGGGTCGACTGGGCCATGACCTGCTCCTACCACGGGCACCTGCCCTCACCCTGGCAGCCGGTCGACTGCCCGTCATGTCACCCGGAGCGACGCCTCGAGGTCTCGGAGACCCCTGGGTTCGTGGGCACGACGTCGGCCACGTTCTCGGTCCTCTCGGACTCGGTCTCGGAGCTGACCCGGAGGCTCCACGAGGCGAACGCCGAGGTCTTGAAACGGGACGGTGAGATCGAGAGGCTCCAGGGGGTCATCGCGGAACTCAAGGCCAAGTCGTCAAAGCCAAAGGCCAAGTCGTCGACCGGTGTCTGACCCCCCGCTGACGTACCTGTTCGTCACGGTCAAGGACCGCTTCGACCTAGCTGAGAGGTCGATCAGGTCCCTCCTTGACAGCACCGAGCCATCACAGTACCGGCTATTGGTCTGTATCGACGGTGGCCTGTTCGCACCACGGTCATTCTGGGACCTGATCGAGGGGAATGCCCATTGGATCCATAGGGCCATGACGACGGCCCATGGGCTCGGTCCGACGATCAACTCCGCCCTAGCACACTTCGCCGCGGTCCACCAGTTCGCGTCGGACGCCCGCTGTCCCGATCCAGGGTGGCTCGCCCCGCTGGTCACGATGGCCCAGGACGACGTGCTCTACTCGAGGGACTGGCTGCCCACCCTCGCGTCACACGCCCTCTCAGACGCCTGTGGCGGCCGGATCGGGTTCGTCACGGGCCATGAGGCGGTGGAGCACCCGCGGATGGGACTCCTCGACGGCGGTCCGGCCTTCCTGACGCAGAGCATCCGGGCCACGATGATGATGGCCCGGATCGAGTACTGGATGTCGATGTGGCCGATCCCGAGGTTCGATGTCGAGACCGGCCGGGTCCGCGGTCGTCCGAACGATGGGATCGGATCGTCCGTCGACTGGCACTTCCTCCGGGACCACCCGGGCTCCGTGCAGAGGACCGGTCGCTGCTGCGTCGTGGTCCCGGGCCTCATCAGGCACCTCGGACATGACCGGAGCACCTGGTTGGACCGGTCGCTCCCGGAGGGCCCGGCGGACCTGGCATCGATGGCGACCGATTGGCCTAGGTAACCGCATGTCCGTCATCTCATACCTCCGTGGCCACGTCCGCCTGTCCTCCCTGGTCGCCGGCCTCGTGGCCCTGGCCTGCGTCTCCCTCGCCTCGGGCCTCATCGGGGGTGACACCCTCCCATACCACCTCGTCGGGTACCTCGGGGCGCTCCTCAACACGCTGTACTTCAAGGCCTCGACGGCCGTCTCACCCGCGGCCTGATTCCCGTCCGGCCGCCTAGTCAGTAGATGACGAGGGAAGATGCCGGCCGATAAATCACAGCTGATCGAGATCGAGGGACTCCGGGATGAGGCCCTCCGCTCAACGAGCTCCGGGCGTGCCGAGTTGGCCGTCGGTGAGCTCCTCCGGGTCACGGACATGGCCGCGGCCTCCCCCGAGGACCGGCTGCTCAAGGCCCTCGAGGCCGAGTACCTGGCCAACCCAATCCAATACCGGAACACCCTCGACGTCTGTGAGGGGAACGAGCGGGTCGCGGCCCGACACGTCCTCGACCACATGGTCAGGCTGCTGGAGCATGGGAAGCCCTGGCCGATGGTCAAGTCCATGGCCCACTTCGATGGCTTCTGCGGTGACGTCGTCCGTGGGAACGTCGAGGGCCGGATCGCCGAGCTGAGGCGTCGCGGCGGGGAGCTCCGGGCCATGGGCCTGGTCCCACGATCGATCAGGGAGTGACCGTGGGACACCGGTTGGTCACCCGCTCGGGACTCGAGGTGGACGTGGACGTGCCGTCGGCCGCCCACCGGTCGTTCGCCCTGTCATCGATGGTCCGCCAGCTCCACACGGTCCCCGGACCGCGGGACCTCGGACACCGGGAGTTCCGGGACCTGGTCGCGGTCCTCGAGTCCCGCTGGGACGACCCGTCCGTCGACGCCCTCGTGGCCCTCGACCCGTCAGACCCCTGGCTCATCATGGGCCTCGTGCTGGGGATGCCGTCGGCCGGGGACTCCCCGCCGGTCCTCACCTACCTCCACGTCCGTGGGGGTTTCCGGGGCCTCGGCCTCGGCACGCTGTTGGCCTCCCTCCTGGGGATCACCCACGGGGTCCCGACCCTGGTGGAGTTCCCGACGTGGGACCTCATCCGGGAGCGGGAGGGTCGGGACCACCCCGTCGGCCTCCTCCACAACCCCCACTGGGACCTGACGATGGTCACCCCACGGACCGGCTCGGTGACGGCGTGAGGGTCGGCCGCACGGAACGCCAGGGAAGCTGTGAGAACTGCGGCAGCGTGATCGATCTGTTCGGACATCCGAGGCTGTTGCAGCGAGCGATCAATTACCTCACCATTGGGCCCACCCATCGGGCCAAGAAGACGACAGACGAGACACACGGGACGAGGGAGAACAAGAGATGAGCAGCGGAGACTACCATGCGGCGATCGAGGAGATGAACCTCGCGGCCAAGACCTGCGACTACACCAAGGGACCCGCCGAGGCCTATCGGGAGAAGTTCGCCTCCCGGCAGTCATTCGCGGAACGGATCGACTCCCTGACAGTCCATGACCTCCGGGACCTGATGTCCCGACCGGTCGGCCAGGCCCCTCCCAAGACGCCACCGATGTATCTCCAGCACTGGTACGAGCTCGTCGACCTCCTGCTCCTCCACTACACGGACGTCCCCCGACTCCGCCGGGACCTGATCGAGGCCCAGCGACCGGACCTCCTCCAGGTGGTGGACGCCCGCCTGGCCCCCGACCCGGACCTCGACGAGTACCCGGACGCCGACGGCCTCCCGGAGGACTGACCGCGATGGCCAAGAAGAAGGGACCCGTCGAGTCCTCCTTCAACCTCTGGCGCCGGGCCATCCCCCGCCTGAGGCGCACGTTCAGGGCCCTCGACGCCGTCCGGGCCAAGCTGCAGGACGATGACGTCGCGGCCCAACTGGCCCTCGTGGACTATGAGCTCAAGGCCAACCGCGAGGTCCGGGAGACCCTACACACGGAGATGAAGGTCCGCCGGGAGGTCGCCGAGCTCCGGAAGATCGAGCTCGACGGAATGACCAATGACGAGGTCGAGGGACTCCTGATCAAGGCGGCCCAGCGTCGGGGCTTCCGGTCCGTCGTGAGGATCCGGCAGAATGCCGTCGATTACCTCATCGAGCGTGGGGCCTCCCCCGACGCCGCCCACCTCCTCGTAGACCAGGTCATCCCCCCGGGAAAGATCGAGGCCCAGCGGAAGCCCGTCCTCAGTCACCTCCGGGCCCACTACGACCAGCTCGAGTCGGAGCTCACCGAGGGCATCCGGGGGGTCGAGGACCTGATCACCCTCACCACCTCGTCTGAGGAGGCGGACACCCGTCAGGGGCCTGCAACCACCCCCACCGCCACAGACCCTCCCTCAGAACCGGACGTAAGTCCCTGATGTCACTGGGGAGACTCCTCCGCCGGGCCTCCGACCTCGACGCCGCATCAGGCACGGACGCGGACGACTCCTGGCTCAATACCGTGGCCCGGGTCCGCCATGACCTCCGGGCCGGCCTGGTCCCCGAGCAGCTGGCCCCCTTCGAGGACGACAACCGCTGGGACGCCGTCTGCTGCTCCCGGCAGTCGGGTAAGACCTACGTCGCGGCCCGCCTCCTGGTCGACGTCTCCCTGGCCGCCCCCGACCGCATCTCGGTCTACGTCTCGGACACGTTCCGTCACGCCCGGGAGGCCATGTGGGACGACCAGACCGACGGCCTCCCCGCGGTGCTCGGGTCCCTGGGACTCTCCGAGGACTCCGGGGACTTCCGCATCAACCTCTCCCAGCTCCGGGTGACGTTCCGCAACGGGAGCTTCGTGGAGCTCCAGGGCGCGGACCGAGGGGCCTGGGCGGGCTTCCGCGGTCGGAAGATCGACCTCATCGTGGCCGACGAGATGCAGCGACAGGAGCAGGAACACCTCCGCCAGGCCCTCCGGAAGGACGTCCCCGACTGCCTCATGGCCCGCCGCGGACGCTTCGTGGGCCTGGGCACGGTCGGTCGGGCCCTCCGCGGGGTCTGGTACGAGTTGAACCGGGAGACCCCCCCGGGCTGGCGGTCGTTCCATTGGACCGCCCGGGAGCTCCGGCACCTGACCCCCGTCTGGGACGAGCAGGTCGCCTGGGCCGGGGCCATGGGCATCGACACCACCGCCGACCCGGACTGGCTCCGGGAGAAGGCCGGGGTCTGGGTCCGGGACGAGCGGGGCCTGGTCCACCACCTGACGGACCGCTCCCTCTGGGACGGCCGGCTCCCGGCCACCGTCCGCACCCGCTGCCCGGAGCATGGACACCTGAACATCCGCTGCGTCTGTGAGGTCCCGCTGGTCCCCCGGGTCGGTGAGCTCGAGCACTACGGCGGCTTCGACTTCGGTGGCGGCGACGGGCCGGGCTCGGGGGACCCCTGCGCCGTGGTCATCGGCTCGGTCTCCCGGGAGGAGGGCGTCCTCCGCGAGGTCCACAGCGAGGAGTTCTATGCCGCGGACTCGGACTCCGTGGGCTCCCGCCTCCGGGGCCTCCGCGACCGCTTCGGCGTCCGCAACTTCTACCTCGACCCGGCCTGGAAGCTCAGCGTCAAGGACATGGCCCGGACCTATGGACTCCCGGTCGACAACGCCCTGAAGGGGGACGCCGAGGGGACCGACGAGGACTTCTGGCACTCCGAGAGGCGCTCGGCCCTCAACCAGGGGACGATGCAGGTCCTCCAGGGCTCGGTCCTCCATGGGCAGCTCGAGTCGCTGCTCCGGGACCCCGTGGAGCTCGAGCGGGGCCACGTCCGCCCGGTCCCCGGTCAGCCCGACCACGCCTTCGACGCCTGGCGGTACCTCTTCCGCATGGTCCGCACCCGACACGTCAGGCTCCCCGAGCCCCCGCTCTCCCGGGAGCAGTCCGCGCTCCATGACGCCGCCCGGATGCGGGCCCAGGCCCTGGCGCCCCCGACCCGATCCCGCGATGGCCGGGACCGCCGCGACAGGCTAGGTATCCACCGATGACGATGGGTCGACAAGACACTGAGGACGGGTCCCCGGGGACGTATGCCACCAAGGTCTCCTGGTGGGACTGCGTCCCCGGGGACGACTCCGTCACCTCGACGCTGTCCGGCCTCGTGACGGAGCTCCGCTCGGGGGACGCCACCCGGCGGACCCTCTACCGCCTGTGGGACCTCATGTACGACGGCGACTCGATGGTCGACCGCGGCGTGGGCACCTCGGACATGGTCCGTGGCATGACCGGGGAGTCCGTCTTCAACTACGCCGCCCGGGCCCTCGACATGGTCATGAGCCGGGTCTCGGCCGAGCTCCCCGCCGTCCGGGCCACGGGCCATGGGGCGGACTACGAGCAGCACCTCCGGGCCCAGGACCTCAGCCGCTTCATCGTCGGCATGTGGGAGGCCCTGGAGCTCGACACCGAGCTCCCCCGGGCGATCCACTGTGCCCTCCGGGTCGGGACTGGGGCCTGCCTCTCCCACGTCCGGGACGGGGAGCCCGCCGTGGAGGTCTTCCACCCCCGGGAGCTCCTCGTGGACCCGGACGACGCCCTCCACGGCGACCCCCGGGCCCTCTACCGGGTCTCCCCCCAGGACCGGGAGGCCGTGGTCGCCATGTACCCCGACCGCGCGGCCGACATCCAGGCCGCCGGTTGTGCCTCCTACCGGGACGCCTCCCAGGTCGGCCGGCCGGGTGACTGGACCGTCGGCTCCTCGACCGGACGGGTCTCGAACTGCGTGGACCTCATCGACGCCTGGCTCCTCCCCTCGGGGGACTCCCCGGGCCGGCACGTCCGCTGCCTGGACACCGGGGCCCCGCTGCTCGATGAGCCCTGGGAGGTCCCCCGCTTCCCGGTGTCGATGCTCCGGGCCTGGGAGCCCACCGCGAGCACGGGCTTCTACGGCCGCGGCCTCATGGAGCGCCTGACCCCCTCCCAGCTGGAGGTCGACGACCTCTGGAGACACGTCTGCCGGCAGATGCGCTTCAGCAACACGATCGGGCTCCTCCCCGACGGCTCGGACATCACCGAGGCCGCCCTGACGGACACCGACCCCGACGGCATCACGATCTACCGCTACAACGCGGGCCCCGGTGGCGGACCACCCTCCTTCATCAACCCCCCGGTCCTCGGACCCGAGGTGATGTCCGTGATGTCCGCCCTGAAGTCCGACATCTATGCCATGGCGGCCACGGACGAGTCCGCCGTCGGGTCCCAGACCCCCCTCGGGCCCAACGCCTCGGGGGTCGCCATCCGCACATACCATGACTTCCAGAGCCAGGGCCACGTCGACGTGATGAAGCGGATCGGTCGCTTCTGTGTCGACGTGGTCGACCGGGTCATCGACGCCGCCAAGGCCCACTACGGACGCTCCGGGGAGGCCCAGGCCGATTGGGAGGTCCGTCATCCGACCCTCGACGTCGTCCGCTGGTCTGAGGTCGACATGGACCGCGACTCCTTCGTCCTCGAGCTCGAGGAGTCCTCCCCGGTCCCGGACACGATGGCGGGCCGGATCCAGGACCTCCAGGAGCTCCAGGCCTCGGGCGGGGTCTCCGCCGAGTACATGCTCCGTCTGCTCGAGGACCCCGACCGTTGGTGGGCCGACCGCCTGAACTCCAAGGAGGACGTGGAGTTCGTGGACTGGATCGTCACCGAGCTCCTGGACCCCCGCCGCCCGATGCCCGAGGTCCCGATGGACGAGGTCGCGGCCCCGATGCTCATCGACCGCCTCCGCCGAGAGGTGCTGGCCAGCGTGAGGCTCCGTCGCCCATCGACGGTGGTCGACCGCCTGAGGCAGGCCGCCGCGGACGTGGCGGAGTACCAGCAGGGCCTCCAGCAGGCCGTGGCACCCACAGGGGGACAGCCACAGCCACAGACACCGGCGCCCGGGCCATCGGGCCCACCGACGCCATCGCAGCAGTGACACGGACTTCAGGACGAGGGAGAGACGGACATGGGAGACAGGCTGACGCTCGAGGAGAGGCTGCTCGGGGTACCGACGGTCGATGGGGACGACACGGGAGACGACGGCGGTAATGATGACGGGGGGATCGACCTCATCGAGGACCCCACCGGTGACCGGGAGCCCACCGGGACTTCTGGGTGGGACCCGGGCGACCCGGATGGGGAGGAAGGCGGGGAGCCGGCCCCCGACCCCGTACAGATCGAGTCCCAGGCCCCCGCGCCCTCGATGAGCCGGCTCGTCCGGTCGGTCGCCAACAAGGAGCGGGAGCTGGCCCGGGAGCGTCAGGAGCGCCGGGTCGAGCAGCAGGAGCTGGCCCGCCTCCGGTCCCAGCTGGAGTCCCGGCAGGGACCCGATGACCGGGACGACCCGGTCGAGCTCCTGAGGGACTGGGCGACCCGGCGCCTGGGCCTCACCACGGCCCAGTCCTCAGACCCCCGGGTCATGGAGCTCCTCCGGGAGGCGACAACGGACCTGACCGCCGAGGCCTTCGAGGCCTCCGAGGGGGTGGACGGGCTCCGCCAGCGCCGGGAGGAGAGGCGCCGCCGTGTCGAGGAGGCCGGGCGGTTCCGCTCCTACGAGCAGCGGATCGGCCAGATGGAGGCCGCCCGGCAGCGTGCCGAGGACGAGGCCCGGGTCGCCGGGTACAAGGCCCACGCCGCCCAGGTGGTCGCGGCCCAGTCGACCAAGACCCCCTTCCTCGGCGCCGCTGTCGAGGCGGGTGACGTCCCGGACCTGGCCCAGGCCGTCATGGCGACGGCCGTCGAGATGGTCCGGACCGGCCAGGCCCCCGACCCCACGGACCAGACGCAGCTGTCCCGGCTCTACGGCCTGATCATCGCGAACATGGAGGAGCACTACCGCGGACTCGGGGAGCGACTCTCCGCCCGGACGGCGGCTAAGCCCGCGGGACGCCTAGATGTCCGTAATGCGGGCGGTAGATCGAGCGGTGCGGCGGCCACGTCGGGGAGGACCCCCTCTAGGGCAGGGGGCGGCGCGGGCGGTGACGGCAGGACTCGGGCCCCGGCGAGGAGCACGAGGGGTGGGGGAGGTCGCGGCGCGGCCGGACCGAGCACACCCGACGACAGCGGCGATGGGGACGGCGGACGCCTCTCCCTGGCCGAGCGGATCGAGCGGGCGGCGAGGGCCGCCCAACGGAACCGCTAGACACGACACCAGACACGCCCTCAGCATCTGACTCTAAGGAACCACCAACATGGCCGGACAGGCACTCACCATCTCCCAGGCGCTCGCCATCACGAAGGTCTACTTCGTGGAGGAGGGCGCGCTCTTCGAGAGCGACACGTACGACAACAACCTCCTGAAGCTCATCCCGAAGCTCGCGGACGCCCAGGGCGACCAGTGCAAGCAGCCGCTGCTCGACGGCCAGGTCGCCGGCAACTCCGGCGACTACGCCTCGGCGATCGCCGGCATCACGGCCGGCTCCCAGGTCGCCTTCGCCCTCCCCTGGGTGAACCGCTACCAAGGCGCCTTGGTCGACGACAAGCTCGCCCGCCTGACGACCACCAACCGCGGTGGATTCATCCAGGCGAAGGAGCTCGCGATCCGCTCCGCGGGCTCGCACTTCAACGACTGCACGAACTACCAGTTCTTCCGGGCCAGCGACGGCGCGATCGGCCAGGTCGCCTCGGGAACGAACGGTCCGAGCTGGACGACCCCGTCGATGACGATCACCTGCACGGCGGACACCTCGGTGAACGTCCTGCAGCGGATCAAGACCAACGGCACGGCCCTCGTGGCCGGCGCGGGCACGGTCGGCGGCACGATCCTGAACTTCTCGGCGGGTGGGGCGATCGGCATCGCGGCCGGTCCCCAGGGCCCGATCCAGGCGGGCGACTGGGTGGTCACCTCGATCGGTGACACCTCGTTCACGGTCTCTCCCCTCGTCGGCGCGGTCATGATCACGGGCTCGGCGTTCATCTACGCCAAGGGCGACGCCCAGAACCAGCTCTCGGGCACCAGCGTCGTGGCCTCGTTCGCGGGACTCGCGAGCTGGACCCCGACGACCGCCGCGGGGGCGCTCACCACGTTCGGTGGCGTCGATCGCAGCGTGAACACGATCTCCCGGGCGGGACAGCGCGTCCTCTCGGTGAGCTCGGTCCACGAGGCCTTCATCGCCGGTGGGAACAAGGCGATGCTCCGTGGCGCGAAGACCACGCACATCCTCTGTCACCCGGACCGCTTCAACGACCTGGTGAACGAGCTCCAGGACGCCAAGCGGTACGTCCCGGGCACGGCACCACAGCGGGGCACGGCGGCGATGCCGGCCGGCATGAAGCTGAAGTCGAATGACGCGGCCCGCTTCGGGTTCGACGCCATCACCCTCAGCCAGTACGGCGGACGGACGATCGCGGTGGTCCCGGACTGGGCCTGCCAGAGCAACGTCTCCTGGATGGTCGACATGACGAAGTACAAGTTCCGGCACTCCAAGGAGGGGTACCCGTACAACCGCGGCGTCATGATGGACGGGGCCGACTGGTTCCGCCAGGCCTCGGTCAATTGGCTCCTCGAACTTTTCGGAATCGGACAGGTCACGTGCGCTGACCCAAGCAAGCAGGTCGCGGTCGTCCACACGCCGAGCGCCTC